GTACTGGGACTGATAACCTCCAGGCAGTCCGAGAAATATGTATACTACTACCTTACCCGTTCTGGCTTGGATTGGCTTGGTAGGCGGCTCAAGATAGAGATTGGAGATGAGAGAAATTGAGCGAATACATAGACAAGAACGAAGCGGTTGGTGAGGGCTATCTGGCTGACTGGTATATCCATTCAGTTGCTGAATACGGCGATGAAAAACTGAATGAACCTCGATGGACGGAAAAGCACATCGAGGAACTAACACAGGATTTCATCGTTATTCCGAAAGACACTCCCGCCGCTGATGTCGCTCCGGTGGTGCATGGCGAATGGGAGCACCATTGCATTTGCAGTGTCTGCAAAATTACTTGCGGTCCGAAAAACGAAGCCGTTAGAAAATTTTACAGCCACTGCCCGAACTGCGGCGCTAAGATGGACGGAACACCATGCGAATAGGCTTATACGACGTCGATAGTCACCGTTTTCCGAATCTTCCGTTGATGAAAATATCAGCGTGGCACAAGGCACAGGGCGATATAGTAGAGTTCGCTGACCATTTCACGCATTACGACAAGGTGTATGTTTCAAAGGTGTTCGGAGACGAGTACAGCCAGATGGACAGCACCGTGTTCAACGCCGACGAGATAATATTCGGCGGAACTGGTTTTGCAATTACGGTAGAGGACGGAAAAGAAATCTATCACCGCGACCGTGATAAAGACCTACCGTCGGAAATTGAGCATATCTATCCGGAATACACCAAAGACACGGCTTATGGCTTCCTCACACGCGGCTGCTGCAACAACTGTGACTTCTGCATAGTTAGCAAGAAAGAGGGATTGTGTTCCCGAAAAGTCGCCGACCTTTCGGAATGGTGGCGAGGGCAGAAAAATATCAAACTGCTTGACGCTAATCTCCTTGCCTGCCGTGACCGGAACGAGTTATTACAACAGCTTATTGACAGCGGCGCAAATGTAGATTTCACTCAGGGGCTGGACGCACGGTTCATCACCCCGGAAGTTGCCTTAATGCTCAGGCAAGTCAAGTGTAGCATGTGGCATTTCGCTTTCGATTTCATGAAGAATGAAGCAGCGATTGTCAAAGGCTTGCAGACGTTCGTTGACGTTGTGGGCTATGATCCGAAAAAGCGCAATGCCTATGTTTATGTGCTGACCAACTTTAACACGACATTCGAGGAGGATTTACACCGCGTCAGGCTCATACAGAGTATAGGGCTTGACCCGGATATCCGAATATACCGGAAAACCATAGCGCCTCGTAAGCTGAGAGATCTTCAGCGCTGGTGCAACAATCGATTCGTGTATCGTTCCTGTGATTTCATGGACTACGTTCCCAGAAAGGACGGGAGAACGATACGGGAGTTATATTTTGGAGGTGACAAAAATGACACTTGATAAACTCATAGCGCAGCTCACGGCGCTGTCTGATAAAGGCTGCGGTGCTAAGATGGACGGAGGCGTAACTAATGGCGAGGATCATTGAAATTAAAATCGGCTGTTGCGGTGAATGCCCCTATTACAGCATGAAAAACCACAAATGCCAGCGTGGCGCAGTTGACGAGGGCGATCCGAGGGAACATTTTTTCAGGGACTGCCCGCTATCCTGGCGTGAGTTGCCCGAAAACGTCGACACGGACGGAGGTGATAACATCATGAATACAAACCCTGAATGCTTTACGCCGGAGGGAAACAATCCATACCCGCTGTGTACTGGTAAGGATATGCCGGAATGCGAAAACTGTCAGCTTCGCGCTGGCTGGAACGGAGGCGACACAGATGAAGATGAGGGTTGATGAGGTGTTACACGCAGCGCATTGCGCTCCTGCAATGTACAAGAGAACGCCCGAAGATATACGCTGCAAAATCTGCGGGAGACGGCTTAAAACCTACTATGCAGAGGAAAGGCTGTATGCTGTGAAATGCTCGTGCTGTGACTATGTGGGGCTTGTAAAAGCTAAAAGCCCGTCAGAAGCTGCAAAGGTTTTCGGAACAAAGGACGGAGGTGACACCGAATGACCGCGACAAAAGAATTTGACTTCATAAAAGAGTATATCAAAGAAAACGATCTTGGTAACACAATCTGCCTAGAACAGTTACGGTGCCTGTGGACTGCATACTGCCTCCACAATCGCTATGAATGCGATACCTCATCATATGATCATGAGCTTGATGAACTCTGGACAGAAGTATGCGATTTAGATATAGAATGGCTTCCCGATGACAAAAGCTATAAAGGCTTTGATTTGTTCATGGGATATTTGCTAAGTTGAGAAAGGAAAACATAATGTCTAAAACCGAATTAGAATTAAAGCCGTGCCCGTTCTGCGGGGGAAAAGTAATTATGATGCGCTTGGAAAGCTTGGAAACCGGCTTCGTGAGCTATTATGTTTCACACAATGATCCGTTTAATTGCGCATACGAAATCAGACAGCAGAGCGCAAGCGAAACTATGCAGGAAGCTGCTAACAAATGGAACAGGAGGGCTGATACCAATGACCCGTGAAGAACTGGAGCAGATATACTACCTCCACCGGGAGTTGCGAATGTGGGAGCAGGAGCTTGAACGGCTCCGCTGCCGTTCGCTGGTACGTTCGCCGCAGCCGAGCGCCGGAAGCAGTTCCGGAACGTCCGACAAGGTCGGGGAGCTTGCCGAAAGGCGCGTAGACCTTGAGCGCCGCATAGAACTCAAGCGCGAGGAGATTCAGCAGCGCCGCGACGAAGCTGTTGCGTTCATCTACGATATCCCCGACAGTCTGACCCGGCAGATAGTCTACTACCGCTGCGTGAGCCTGTTCGGCTGGACGCGCGTCGCCTATGAGGTCGGGGGGAATAATTCGCCGGACGGTGTACGCATGATTTACAGCAGATTTATGGATAAGCTGTAAGTTGTTCGTTTTGTTCGGTTCACCTGTGCTATACTAGTATCATGAAATACTGAAAAGCGTTCCGAACCGGGGCGCTTTTCTTTTGTGGGGGTGCGCATGGCCAAAGGGTTCGCAAAGAGTTTTTACAACTCCCGCGCATGGATAGACACGCGGGAAGCATACATAGCAGAGCGCACACGAATTGACGGCGGTATGTGTGAAAATTGCCAAGAGAATGTTGGCGAGGAGCTACACCATATCGAGCCGCTCACGCCTGTCAACATAAGCGATTACGATATCTGCCTGAATCCCGATAATCTGAAATGGCTCTGCAAAGACTGCCACTTCAAGGCACACCGCGAACTGATTCTGAAGCAATTCGATGAAGCGCGGGAGCGCCGCCGGAAGTCTAAAATACTCACGAACGGCTGCTACATGGACGAGAACGGATTTCTGATGAAGGCTCGCCGCATAATCGTGTGGGGCGCACCTGCAAGCGGGAAAACTTCGTATGTCCGTGCGAATATGTCTGTGGGGGATTTGGTGGTGGATGTTGACGCGTTGAGACGTGCGCTTACATTTCAGGAGCGCGGCTCCGATAATCTGCTGCCTGTGGTACTGTCAGTGCGCGACTGTCTCTATCAGCTTATCGAGGATAAAGTGCCGGACTGCCGAGCCGTATGGATAATCGGATGTTTTCCAAAGCGTCAAGAACGTGAGGAGCTTGCCAAACGCCTTGACGCGGAGTTGATATACATGGACGCAGACTATCACGAATGCATACGCAGAGCCGGAGAGGATTCCAGCCGCGAAAACAAAACATTGCAGCGTGCGTTGATAGACAGGTATTTCGAACAGCTTGAAAAATAATATCCCCCCCTATTTTCATCAGGCTATATCAGTAGGAGACCGTGACGGGGTGAAGGTAAAGAGAATACGTACGAGTTTATATAGCCCCCCTGGGGGTTGATTTCTGGGAGGAGATGCGGCGATGTACGCGGCGGAGGAGAAAGAACGGCGGATAAAAAAAGAAGCCAATCGACTAAAGAAGATTTACGCAAAGATGGACGGCGACCGCATGAGCCTCGTTATCGGAACGATACAGCGGGCGGCGTTCCTGCGAGTATCTCTGGAAGAGCTGGAGAGCGATCTCAACGAAAACGGATATACCGAGCTGTTTCAGCAGGGCAATCAGGAGCCATACGACCGGAAGCGGCCGAACGCGGAAACATACAAAAGCTTCTACGATAGCTACCTGAAAACTATCAAGCAGCTCAACGACATGCTCCCCAAGGAGGAAGCCAAGCCTGTTTCTGACGGGTTTGACGAGTTCGTCAGAGAGCGTGGGGGGGCGCTATGAAATATCTGTTGCTATTCGGTAAAACTACCGCGAAAAAGCCGGCTTACTTCTGCGAAAAACATTCCTGCGGAATTACGCCGAAGTGCTGCCGGAAACGCTGCTGGGCTTGCAGGCATCTTCTTCCCATGAACCGGAGCCGCGCTGAAATAATCGCGCTTAGCAGAGGTGCGCGCCTGCCCTAGCGACTGAAAGGAGGTGCGCGCTTGAAGAGATATCCGGAAGGCTACAATCCGATTTTGGAGTACTGGGAGCAGATTCAGAGCGGCGAAATTGCCGTGAGTCGGAAGATCCGCGCCACCTACGAAAAACTCGCCCGAGATATTCGGGAACCGGGAGAATGGCACTACTCGCCGAAGCGCGGCAACCATATCCTCGAGTTTGCGGAGAACTTCTGCCGGCATTCCAAGGGCAAGCTCGGCGGCCAGCTCGTCGAGCTGGAGCTGTGGGAAAAGGCTATGCTCGCTGCTGTTTTCGGCTTCGTGAACGACAAGGGAATCCGGCGATATCAGCGCGCCGTTCTCATCGTCGGCAAGAAAAACGGAAAGTCGTTGCTGGCCTCCGTTGTCGGAAATTATATGCAGCAGGCGGACGGAGAGCCTGGTCCGGAAATCTACGCTGTGGCGACAAAGCGCGACCAGGCTAAAATCATCTGGCTGGAAGCAAAGCGTATGGTGAAAAAGTCGCCGCCGCTGCTGAAACGTTCCCGGGTGCTCACTGGCTCCATTGAGACGGATTTCAACGATGGCACTTTCAAGCCGCTGGCTTCCGATCAGGACACGCTGGACGGCTTGAACGTTCATTGCGTGCTTATGGACGAGATTCACCAATGGCAGAACGGCCGCGCACTCTATGATATCATGGCTGACGGCATCACCGCCCGCGAACAGCCGCTCATATTCATCACGTCCACCGCAGGAGTTGTCCGCGAGGATATCTACGATGAGATTTACGACGAGGGACGGCGCACGATAGACGGCTATTCCGGCGGCGAAGATGCATATCGGGACGACCGCTCGATATTCTTCATTTACGAACTCGACAAGCGCGAGGAATGGGACGACCCGAAATGCTGGAGGAAAGCCAATCCGGGGCTTGGAACTATCAAAAATCAGCGCACTCTCTCCGAAAAGGTGGAAAAAGCAAAACAAAACAGCTCCCTGCTGCGGAATCTGCTTTGTAAGGAATTCAATATTCCTTCGACCACCTCGCAGGCGTGGCTCAATTTCGACGAGCTTGTGAATGAGGCAATCTACGATATCGCGGAGCTGAAGCCGCGTTACTTCATCGGCGGTGCCGACCTTTCTTCCACGAACGACCTCACGGCGGCGAAAGCACTTTTCATGCTGCCGGACGACCCTCGAATCTATTCCGCTGCGATGTACTGGATCCCCGAGGACCTTGTGGAACGCAAAGTCAAAGATGATAAAATCCGCTATGATATCTGGATCGAGAAGGGCTGGTGCCGAACCTGTCCAGGCAACAAAATGGATTATCACGCAGTCACGGACTGGTTCCGGGAGCTGCGGGACAAATTCGATATCTACCCGATGTATATCGGCTACGATTCATGGAGCGCGACCTACTGGGTGAACGAAATGAAACAGGAATTCGGACCCGCGTGCATGGTGCCCGTGATTCAGGGTAAGAAAACACTTTCAGCCCCGATGAAATCCCTCGGGGCTGACTTAAAGGCCAAGCGGATAAACTACAACAACAATCCGATAGACCGGTGGTGCCTTGCGAATACTGCCGTGGACGAAGACAGGAACGGCAATATACAGCCGATAAAGACTACAAGGAGCACGCGCCGTATCGACGGTACGGCTGCCCTGCTAGACGCTTATGTAGTGCTTACGGACAAGATGGAGGAGTACCAGACGATGATATGAACATATTCAACAGACTATTCAACAGGAAAGAGCACGAACAGACGCGCTTTCAGCTTGTGACGGAGCGCGGAAACGGCGTGTACATCTGGGATGGGCAGATATTTTCCAGCGATACCGTAAGGAGCTGTATACGCCCCACGGCTGTTGCTGTGGGCAAGGCGGTACCCAAGCATATCCGCGACAGCGGAAGCGCCGTGCAGACGAACCCCGAGCCATATATGCGCTTCCTGCTGGAGGAGCCCAATCCATACATGAGCTGCCAGCAGTTCCTTGAAAAAATGGCGCGGCAGCGTGAGCTTTCCGGCAACGCGTTCGCGGCGATAATCCGCGATTCGTCCGGATTCCCCTGCGGGATATATCCGATAGACGCGTACAACGTGGAGGCGAGCTTCAATGCAGGCGGCGACCTTATCCTCACTTTCTCCATGAAAAACGGAAAGGTGTATCCGTTCTATTACTCGGATATCATTCATCTGCGCCGGGATTTCGGGGACAACGACCTGTTCGGTACATCGCCGGTGGAAGTGCTGCAGCCGCTGCTCACAGTTATCGGCACAGTGGACAAATCTATCGTTACGGCGGTGAACAATTCTTCGGCTGTCCGGTGGCTGCTGAAATACAACACCACCGTGCGTGATGAGGACCTGCGAAAAAAGGCTCAGGAATTCGCAGAGAACTACCTCAGTACTCTTGCGAGCTCCGGAGTTGCGGCCGTAGACAGCAAAGCAGACGCCACGCAGATAAAAACGGACGACTATGTGCCGAACGCGCAGCTCATAGACCGTACCACACAGCGATTCTACAACCACTTCGGCACCAACGCGAAAATCATTCAGAGCGCCTACAACGAGGACGAGTGGAACGCTTTCTATGAATCTACCGTTGAGCCTATCCTGATTGATTTAGGCTCAGAAATGACGCGGAAGCTGTTCACGCGCAGGGAGCGCGGGTACGGGAACAAAATCATCTTTGAGGCTTCCAATTTGCAGTACGCCAGCATGAGTACAAAGCTCAACCTGTCCGCGATGGTGGACAGAGGGGCTATGACGCCGAATGAGTGGCGCGCTGCAATGAATAAGGCTCCGCTGCCGGGCGGAGATGTGCCGCTGCTGAGAAAAGATACGGCAACGGTGGTGGAACCGGCGACTACGGCGGGAGAGGAGGAATAATGCAACATGGCTGATATTGATATCAAGGGCGTTATCGTATCTAATGACGACGGCTGGGTATACGATTTTTTCGGGGTGGAAAATACTACTCCCGCCCCGGTGATAAAGGCAGTCAGGGACGCGCAGTGGAAGAATGAGCGGGTTGATGTATACATCAATTCGCCGGGCGGCGATATCAGCGCAGGCGCGGACATCTACACGGCTCTGCGCGCATACTCTGACGTGCATATCCACATCACCGGGCAGGCATGCTCAGCCGCAAGCGTAATAGCGTGCGCAGGACACTCGGATATATCCCCTGCGGGAATGCTGATGATACACAATGTATCAATGGCGGCAGAGGGCGACAATCGGGAGATGGCTCATGCGGTGAACGTGCTGAAAGTGGCAGACAGGTCCATAGCGGGCGCGTACGCCGAAAAGACGGGGCGCAGCATGGAGGAAATGCTCGGGCTGATGGCGAAGGAAACATGGCTCACGGCTGACGAGGCTGTGGAGCTTGGACTGGTGGACGAGATTTCCGCACCGGCTTCCGGAGCGGCTCCCGCCGGCATGAAACTGTGTGCAGCAGCAATCCCGCTGCTGCCGGAAAAACTGCTCGCAGAAATGCGCGACAAGGGCGCAAAGGCGCGGGCTGAATTAGATTTACTGAAAATCAGGAGGTAAAACAACTATGGCAAACGCAACTACTTTTGAGGCAAGAAGAGCGGAGCTCATGGCTCTGGCTGAGGCGGCTGTAAACGAGCACCGCTACGCGGACTTTGACGGCATCAAGGCAGATATCGAAAAGCTCGACGACAAGCACAAGCAGGAACTTACCGCGCAGGCCAATCTCGCGGCGCTGAACAAGGCCCCTGTCGGGGTCCCCTGCATGGTAAACGCGGGAGGCGCGGCTCTTTCCGGCTCCCCCGAGCCTGCTGCCGGCGGCGCTAAGGGCGATATGTACGGCAGCAAGGAGTACCGCCTTGCATTTATGGACGCGGTGCTCACTGGCTCCGCGCTGAAGATGCCCGGCATGGTAAATCAGGCCGAGCAGACCACCACAGGCGATGTTGGTGCGGTGATCCCGACCACTATCGTAAAGAAAATTTACGAGAAAATGGAAAGCGTCGGCAAGATCTGGAGCCGCATCACGCACACCAATTTCCAGGGCGGCGTTTCCGTGCCGACAAGTTCCGTGAAGCCTACCGCCACATGGAGTGCCGAGCGCACCAACGGCGACACTCAGAAAAAGGCTGTGTCTTCTATCGTTTTCGCCTACCACAAGCTCACCTGCAAGGTGGCTCTTTCCTTTGAGGTGACCGTGACTACCCTCGATGTATTCGAAGCGACCGTTGCCGACAACATCGCAGAGGCAATGATCAAGGCTGTGGAAAAGGCTATCATCAAGGGCACAGGCACTGGGCAGCCCAAGGGCGTGCTCACAGAAACTGTTCCGGCTGCGCGCAAGATCGAGGTGGCTGCAGCGAACGCGCTTTCCTTCAAGGACCTCGCGGCGGCAGAGGGGGCACTCCCCGAATCCTACGAGAACGGCTCGGTCTGGGTAATGACCAAGTCCACGTTCATGAACGCGGTCATCTCGATGGTTGACGGCAACGGCGCGCCCATCATGAAGGAGATAATCGGCGTGAACGGCAAGCCGTCCTACTACATATGGGGACGCGAGGTCGTGCTTGTCGACGGCGAATACCTCGACAGCTACGCCGATACCGTGTCCAAGGACACAGTTTTTGCGTTTATATTCAACTTCAGGGACTACATCGGCAACACCAACTATGCCGTGACCGTCCGCGACTATATCGACGAAGCGACCGACGACCGTATCAAGAAAGCTATCATGCTGTTCGACGGCAAGGCGGTAGACACCAACTCTCTTGTAACTCTCACCAAGAAAAAGGCATAAGGAAGGGGGCTTGACGAATGGGCGCGACACTGCTTGTTGCTGTGAAAAAGTCGCTGCGTATCTCTGCGGATATCTTTGACGATGATCTGACGGAGCTTATTGAGGCGGCGAAAAACGACCTGAAAATGCGGGGAGTTGATAATATCGGCGAGGACGCGCCGCTCGTCCGTCAGGCCGTGAAACTGTACTGCCGCGGGAATTTCGCAAACGGCGATGTCAAGGAGCGGGAGCTGTATCAGTCACGGTACCTCGACCTCGCCGGGGCGATGTCCCTGTGCGGATTTTATGAGGGCGGTGACGAGCCATGACAGACGTGCAGGTGACGCTCATAACGCGCGGCACGGCTGCGGAATCGGACGAACTCGGCCGGGCTGTGAAAGCTGATACCGAGCGGACGATATTCGCGGAGCAGTGCGGAATCAAGCGCAATGAATTCTATCAGGCGGCGGCTGTCGGAATGTCGCCGTCTCTCACTTTCCGCTGCTGGGCTTTTGAGTATCAGAGTGAAAAGGCGCTCAGATTCGGCGGGAAGGAGTATCAGATAATCCGCACCTACCCTGTTGAGGGAGAACGGCTGGAGCTTATATGCTCAGATATAGCAGAGGGGTGATTCTATGGCGCTGCCGAACTACACGAAAATCACCAAGGGCGGCGTGGAATATATCAGCAACGCCGACCGCTGCGAATACACGATCAAGGAACTCACGTGCGCCGCGCTGCGTGATGTTGGGAAATTCCTCGTGAAACTCGCCCGGGCTAAGCTCCCGAGGAAAACAGGGCGGGCGCGGCGGTACCTGCAATGCTGGGTGAAAAGAAAGCAGAAAACGCCGAGTTTGCAGATAGGATACAAGCCCATGGGATTCTACGGCGGATTTTATGAAACTGGCACCTCGAAAATTCCGAAGCTGGCGCCGATATACTCTGCGGTAGCGGATAACATTGATGAGATCCGGAGGATAGAGGGACAGTATCTCTCGGCAATCGAGGACGAAAATCGGGCGCTGGGGCTTATAAACGACGAGGAGGACTACGGCGGCGATGAAAACTGAAACGGTGATAGCGGCGCTGGTGGGGCTAATAAAACCCGCATGCCAGGCGGTGTACTTTCAAAGCCCGTCCCCGGTACAGTATCCGAAAGTTGTCGGAGATCTGCGGCAGCTTTCGGATTCGGGGTATTCAGCGGGTTTTCGGCTTGTGCTGGATATCTGGCTTGATTCCGGCGACCCGATAGAGGCTCACGCGCTTGCAGACGATATCCGCGCGCGGCTTACAGATCAGAAAGGGGCTGCGGAGGGTGGCTTCATCAGCGTTTATGCTGAGGGGAGCCGTTACGCCGTTCCCGAAAAGGACAACAACAAGATAGTGCACCTCGTGGAGAGCTACGCGGTGTATTTTTATCGCGACAAGGAGGATTAATATGGCTTTTGCTAAAAAGGCATACAACGGAATTACGGAGAAAACGCCGCTCAACATACAGCTTGACGCTGGCGCTATCTTCAAGAATTTCACGGTAGGCACGGACACCTACGCCACCGCAAAGAAAGCGGGAAAGTGCCTCGGCGCTACCCAGGGCGGCGGAACGTTTACCGCAAAGCCCACAATCCGCAACATCGAGGTTGATGGCGCTGTGGGGCGCGTCAAGGGGCTTGCAGACATTGAAACATGGGAGTGCTCGCTGTCTGCGACATTCATCGAAACGACCGTTGAAACGCTGAAAATGGCGCTTACATCTGCGACTGCTACGGCGGGAACTGACGTATCTGGCAGCGGCGGCAACGGAATTTCCAAGGGCTACACAAAGATATCCGGAAACGCGGGCATTAGCGATTCCGACTACATTGAAAATCTGACGTGGGTAGGCTGCATTTCCGGCAGCGATACGCCCATGATAATCCAGCTTTCAAACGGTCTGAACGAGGACGGGCTGTCCATGGACTTCGCGCCGCAGTCCGAGGGCAAGGTAAAGGTGACGCTGTACGGATACAATAATCTCGCAGATTTCGAAACGGACGCAGTAAATCCGCCGTTTGCGATTTTCGTTCCTGATACGGAGGGTACCTAATGAGAAAACTCAATTTAAACGACGCATTCAAGGCGGCAGAAATAATCCGCAAAGCTAAGATACGTGAGGAACTGGCGGAGCTGATTGCTGATTCCGGAAAACAGGGTCAGATGAAGCTCGGCGCTTCTGTGGTGCTGATGCTCATCGAAAAGGCTCCTGACGTGCAGGAGGAGCTGTGCGGTTTCATTGCTTCCTTAAAGGGTTGTGGCTTTGGCGACGTGCGCGATATGCCGCTGGAGGATATCGTGAAGTTCGCGCGGGAACTCGCCGAGGAGAACGACCTCGCAGCTTTTTTCGGCTCTGCTGCCAATTCGGCAGCATCGAAGTAATCGACACGGTGCTCAAACGGTACGGCGGGTTCGCGCCGTTTGAGCGCCTTTCTTTTTCAATGATTTCCGAGCTTATCGACATGGCCTGCGAAAAGCGGCAGGACGAGCTTTTGCTGCTCCGCTGGATAGCCGGCGGGTATGAGCGCAATGTGGCATTTTCGGATTTCAGGGCGGCTTGCACGGCGGTTCCAGCAGTGCCTAAAACTGCGGAGCAGATACACACGGAAATGTCGGAGAAATTCGAAAAATTCAATTTCGTGAAGATGGGAGGCTGAGGCTGTGGAGATATTCAAGCTGTTCGGTACAATTTTAGTGGACAGTGACAAAGCCAACGAATCCATTCATAAAACTGATAAGAACGCCAAAGGGCTCGCTGAAACATTCGGCAAGGGAGCAGCGACGGTCGGAAAGTGGGCGGCTGGTATCACTACAGCGGCAGCCGCCGGCGCCGCTGCCGTTGGCACGGCGGCAGTAAAATCAGCGGACGCGCTCGATAAATCAGTGAAGAAAACCGCAGCCGCTGTTGGAGCTACCGCAGAGCAGGCCGAAAAATACAAAAGCGTTATTCAGGACGTTTACGGCGATAATTTCGGGGAGAGCTTTGACGATATATCGGATAGTATTTCCGTGATAACGCAGAACCTCGGAGATATGGACGCCGCTCCGCTCAAAGAAATCACTGAGAGCGCCTACGCACTGCAGGACGTTTTCGACATGGGCGTTGACGAGACAGCGCGAGCCGCAAAGGCAATGAAGGAGAACTTCGGCATTGCCGCCGAGGACGCTTACAACTATATAGCAAAGGGCGCGCAGGACGGTCTGAACTATTCCGGCGAGCTCATTGACAGCATCAACGAATATTCCGTGCAGTTTGCCAAGCTGGGATTTTCTGCGGACGATATGTTCAAAATTTTCACCCAGGGGGCCGATAACGGCGCCTGGAACCTCGACAAAATCGGCGACGCGGTCAAGGAATTCTCTATCCGTGCCATTGACGGCTCAGATTCCACTAGGGAGGGGTTTGAAGCTGTCGGCCTGAATGCCGATAAAATGAGCGAAAAGTTCGCGCAGGGCGGCGAGACGGCGCGCGAAGCCTTTCAGGAGGTAGTTCAGGCGCTCGCGGCTATGAAGGACCCCATTGAGCAGAATACGGCGGGCACGGATCTTTTCGGTACCATGTGGGAAGATCTCGGCGTTGACGCAGTGGCGGCAATGGGCAGCATCACCGACGGCGCTTACGAGTGTGCCGGCGCGATGGACAGCATCAAAGATGTGAATTACAGCAGTCTTGAGGACGCGCTCGGCGGACTGAAAAGACAGCTTGAAACGATGATACAACCGCTCGGTGACAGCCTTATTCCACTTGTAAAAGATGTGGTGAGCAGGCTTTCAGAGGCTGCAAAAACGGTTATTCCCCGGCTGGTGAAATCCGTGCAGCCGTTGTTGGATAACATTACGCCCATGATAGACCCGCTGCTCAATCTCGCCGAGGAACTGCTGCCACAGCTTGTGGATATGGCAACGCCGCTCATAGAGATAATTTCCGAACTGGTTCAGTCGCTGCTGCCGCCGTTAGTGGAGTTCATTTCCGGGGATGTCATGCCGATATTGATGGAAATAGTCGGCTGGCTCTCTGAGCGGCTCATGCCGGTGGTGATAAAGATAATCGAAAAGCTTCTGCCGCCGCTGCTGGATATTCTTGAAAGCCTTATGCCGTTGGTTGAGCTTGCACTGAATCTGCTGGATCCGGTGCTTGATGTGATCGAAGCGCTGATCGATCCGATTGCTGATATACTGGAGCTTCTTTCCCCAATCGTTGACGTGGTGGTGGGTCTCACAGAATCAATACTGGAATCTCCGATAGTTTCCGGCCTGCTTGAACGAACGCTCGGAATAATTACTGAGCTGCTGAATGATACGCTGTTCCCCGCCCTGGAGGGCGTTGCGCAGTTCCTTTCCGGCGATTTTCTCGGGGCTGCGGAAACATGGGGAGGAGGATTTGAAAGTACTGTCCGGAATGTCTGCGAACACATCGACGAGATATTCGGCACAAATCTGGCAGAGTGGTACGATGGCTTCAACGATTTCTTTATGAAAGTCGGCTCGCGGCTCTACGAAACGTGGAACGGCGATAAGATTGAGCTTCAGGAGCTTAATTCTAAATACAGCACAATGCAGAGCGATTTGTATGCTGCTGTGAAAAATGCTGTTTACAGCGGAATGAGCATAGATGAGGCAATAAAGGAAGCTCAGGAAAAAGTGCTCGACACCTCTGAAAAAGTGTATCTGTACGATAAAATGGCTGATAGCTGGAATCTACAAGGCATTGCCATTGATTATTACAACGGCAAGGATCTTCCCACCCCGAAAACACCGATAACCGGCTCTGCGTGGTACGCAGACTACTACCGGAAAAAGGAAGTGCCAAAACTCGCAAGCGGCGGCCTTGTTTCCGGAACTACACTCGCAATGGTCGGCGACAACATCGACGCCGCTGTAAATCCGGAGGTCGTAGCGCCGCTGAACGACCTTTCTGCGATGATATCCGGGGCATTTGCAAAGGCTCTGGATGGATTTGCCGAGAAGCTAGGCGGCTCGCAGGCACCTAGACAGCCGCTCTCAATAATTGTACAGCTCGCCGATGGCACAGAGCTTACTCGCGCGCTCATCGACAATATCAACGAGATAGCGCGGCAGGATGGCATGTCGCCGCTCAGGGGGATTTAACACATGAAATTCGAATATTTCAAACTCGGAGGCATCGAACTGAAGACCGTGACTTCTGTCACGATATCCAAACAGCCGCGTAAGCGTGTAGAAAATACGAACCTCAACGGCGACCTGCTCATCGACCAGATGGCCGTCAAATCCGAGATAACCGTCACCATCTCGCTTGTAGCGGCTGAGACCATGGATATCATCGAGGCGGCCGTCGCGGCTGGCTTCGCAGATATTTCGTACTATGAGGGCGCGACATTGATGGCAAAGAAAGCAACCTGCTCCGTCAGCTCTCGCCCGAAGCCATTCTATAAAAACGGCGACCGGACGCAGGGCGTGTATTATAACAATATAGCGCTTGAATTCAGGGAGATATGATATGTGGGATATTGACGCAGAAACCAAAGCTCTCGCGCTTTCTCCTGCCCGACATATCTGGGTCAAGGCGATATTCGGGGCTAAATCAGGAAACACATGGACAAACGATCGGACTTATTGCGAGACTGATAAGGTGGTAAGCGCGGCGGTCGATATTGGCGCAAAATCCGGCGGCATTCAGGTGGGAAACGCTTTCTGTGGAAAGCTTACGCTCCGGCTGTTGGACGGCGCGGAAATACATCAGACCGATCGAATAATTATGCGTGTGGGATTTTACAAGTCAGATGGCACAAAATCAGAGACTATATCGCTGGGTTGGTATTACATCGATGCCATCAAGAAATCCGGCGGGGTCTATACGATCATTGCATACGATAAAATGCTCAGAGCCCAGAAAAGCTACAATTCTAAGCTTACGTATCCGGCGAAAATGTCGGACGTGCTAGGATAAATATGCGATTCACTCGGCGTGAATCTTGCTTCGGATTTTGCAATTCCATACGATGGGACAATTTCTGAAAAGCCAATAAAAGGCAAGGATTCAGATGGCAATGAGGTATATTACACACGCCGGGAAATGCTTAGCTATCTTGCCTCAGCGATGGGCGGCAATTTCTTTTTTAATTTTGGCGGGCATCTCCAGCTTACGCGATTTGCGGCGGTGGACGATTTGTTCAGCGCCGTAAACAGCATCGAGGCGGAAATCTCGGCGGACAGCTATTCCGTAAAAGGAATCGTCTGGACGCTTGGCGGCGTGACCTACAGCCGGAATGACGAGGATACGGACGGAATCATGGAATTTGAAAATCCGCTTACGTTCTACCCGAAAGAACCTGTGCAGCACGCTATTGAAGAACGCGTCACCGGACTGAATTATCACGAGGCAACGATCAGACGGCAGGGCTGTGGGTGGTTCGAACTTGGCGACATTGTCACGGCTTATCGAGCGGACGGCACAAGCGCTCCGGTTCTCGTCACGGGGCTTAGTTATTCAATAGCGGACGGCGGGTTCACGGAGAAAATATACTCTTCGGCTCGCTCCAGTTCGCAGGACAATTACACGACTGGTGATATCACCGGGCAGTCAGTGCCGCAGAGCGTGGGAGGAACAGTTCAGAACCCCTCCGGCACTGGCAGCACTCTCACCGAGTACAAATACCTGACCGACAGCTCCGTGAAGATCAACGGCACGACATACACGGTCGAAAAGGACACAGACACCGGGCTGATATCCAAAATCAGCGACAGCGCGGGGAACGAGTTCGAGCCGGAGATATCGGCGGGTATAACCGATGTGGCTGCGCATAACGCGGTGTTCTGGGCTGTGGCGATGATGAGTGGCTTTTCTTCGTCTACGCCATTGGGCACATTCGCCGAATTTGTGATGGACGGGGTCGATTTGTCAAAGCGCCGTTGGTACAACAGGCTCGGCAGTGACTATATGGAATTATCAACTAAGGTACCTAATCCTGATGCTATGAGTACAGGCAGTTTGCTGCTTACAAGCTATAACCAAACAGCAGTTTATGCCTGTGATGATCCGGCGGCAGCGTATATCATTTTTAAAAACGTAACGCCTGGTTACTACAAAGATAAATATGGAAACACAAAAGATTATTGGGCACCAGTTTTATGTAGATGGGGCGCAGCATCGTATTTCGGGGTTCAGAGTGCGATAGTGTATGTTGATGGCGGGACAGTACGCGCGACTAACAAATATAGTTACGCCATTGACGGCGCAGATGATGGCATAACTACAAATATACTTGACTCTAATATTGTATCGGACATCTGGCACATAGCTTGCTTAACAAGAGACTCCGCAAACAATATTAAATTTTATGTCGACGGAACATTGATTGGCACTATATGTACTTTAAATGCACGCGACATATCGGAGTATCACGGATATTATGTTATCAATGCATATGCTTCCGACAATGGTACACGCGCTTTAGGGTGGGGAGCAAACGCATATAGATATGCAGCATTTTGCAACGTATGCCACAATGACGCACAAGTGCGCGAGTATTCTTTAAGGCTGTTAAGTAAATACGCGAAATAACAACGTTACTTAGGAGGTAACACACATGACATCAAAGACGATAGCGCTTTCGGGCGCGGAAATAAGGGCAGATTACAGCGGCGGCACAAACGCCTGGCTCCGGAACGACGGCACTGCAACGGTGTACGCGTCCACTGCTCCGGGCGTTACGGCGGGGGCTGACGGAGTAGTCAGCATTCCGGCGGGACAGGCAGCGGCGATATACGGAGCCTGCGGAGCGGTGTATCTGCTTGGCACGGGTTCAGTGATGCTCGTCGGGAGCGATTACACCGCGTGCCCTTTTAAGACGACAGCACAAGGCGGCTCGGGTGCTGACAGCGTAGCCAGAGCCGCCATTGAGGCTCATGTAGGGAACGCGGATATCCACGTTACTGCGGCGGAGAAATCTGCCTGGGACGGGCTGAGCAATCCGAATCTGCTCATCAATCCGGATTTCCGGGTAAATCAGCGCGGGCAGGCTGAATACACCTCCGGCTACACGGTCGACAGATGGTATTCTCCCGGGAAGTGCAGCGCAGCGCCGATTTCCGGCGGTGTGAAGCTCACCTCTACGGTAACAGCGTCGTCAACAACCCACGCTTTTTGGCAGGATTTTGAATTCCCGCTTCCACCGGGAAAATACACGCTATCTCTCAAGGCATCGGACGTCACCGGAGTATGGGCCGCGCGTATCCGCACTGTGACCGCAGCCGGGGACTACGTTGACAGCTACTATACTTTGGCGCTTCGCGAGGGAGTGAACAAGGTATCGGTCGACCTGCCAGATGGCGAATACATCTCCGCAGTCTCCATCGGGTTCAACAAGGGCACCGAAGCCGGGAACTCCCTGAAGCTCGCATGGGCGAAGCTGGAGAGCGGTTCACTGGCAACGCCGTTCGTCCCGCCCGACCCTGCGACGGAACTCGCGAAGTGTCAGCGCTACTACCAGATGCGCACCACAAACGACATCGACCCGCTGGATTTACGTCCCAGCATGAGGACAATAACAGACATCAAGGCAGTAGAAGGAGGATACGCATATGTCGCAGAATTATGATGAAATCATCGAACCGCGCGAAAATGACGAGCAGCGTGCTGCTCGGGAAAATCGGCTGCGCACCGCCGAGATATCCCGGAGATTCGTTGAGATAGACCGGGAAAGAATACGCCCACTTGCTGCAATAGTTGCGGGCGTCGGAACAGATGAGGACAAGAGCAGGCTCAAGGCGCTTGAGGAAGAAGCGGCACAGCTCCGTGCGGAGCTTGCGGCAATGGAGGAAACATGACTGTAGAGAACATCATCACAATTATCAGCGTAATCGCCGCGATATCCGGTATCATTTTCGGCGCGGCGGCGTTCGCGCGGAACAAGCGGGACGATAATCGCGAGGACGGCTCATACCGCAGCGATATCGGGTACATAAAAGCAAGCATGGACGACATCAAGCGCAAGCTGGACAAGCAGGAACAGCAGTATCTTGACCTTGTAACGCGGCTTACGGCGGTGGAATCCAGCGCAAAGCAGGCACATCACAGAATAGACAGACTGGAGGGCAACAACCATGAAAATTGACTGGAAGAGAAAGCTCACAAGCCGTAAGCTCTGGGTAGCACTCGCAG